ATATTGAAAAATACTCAATTACTGAATATCTTAAAGATAAAATTAAAGGAAAACGAGTATTAGATATTCCATGTGGGTCAGGTGTATATACCGATTTATTTTCTGAAATGGGTGCTAAAGAAGTGGTTGGGATTGATATTTCGTCAGAAATGGTTAAATTAGCAAAAAGTAATTATGAGAATTATAATTTTATAGTATGTGATGCTGAAAAGTTAGATCAGATTACAGATTTAGGTAAATTTGATATAATCACTTGTATTTTCTTATTTAATTATGCCCAAACTGATACTCAATTAGATAATATGGTTCGAAATATCAAAAATCATCTGAAGGAAGATGGTATTTTACTTATCTTTAATGATAATATTTTACAAACCGATTATACAACAGATTATTCTCGTTATAATTTCACAAAAACGTGTAAAGATGATATTATTACATATACTTTTTCAGATTTTGATGTTATCAATTATAAAACTAGTGCTAGTACATTTTTTAAAACATTTCAAAAGTACTTTAAAGAAATTACAATTCAAAAATTAAAAACAAAAAAAAATAAAAAGTTTTATGAAGATTTTCATAGTAATCAACCATTTATATTTTTAACTTGTAACTAAATTAAGTAAATCAGACTTTATGAATTAAAAGATGAATATTAGTTCTGATGTAATTGAAGAAATCATACAGTTAAGACAGAGTGAAAATATAGAAGATATTTATAAAAACTACTACTTAACTTGTGAAAATAGTACAAGAAAATATTATCTCAGCGAAAAAAAGATTAAAGATTTAACATTAAAATTTTTTATAAATAATGCGCTTGATATTGAAGAGTTCGACTTTTTAGATGGAGAAGAACAACAAGATTATAAAAAAACGAAGAAACTAATTAAAATATTCGAAGAACATATTGATAATTCTGCTAAAGAATATGTATATGTTTTATCTCTAAAGAATGGTGGTGTATATATTGGATATACAATCGAATGGAAAGTTGATATTCCCGAAAATTTTAGAAATAATAAATATGATATTGATTCATTAATTTATATATTTCCAAATGGCGATTTAGCAACACTGTATTCCATAATTATTTATTTTATGAATGAATTCGGTAGTGATAAAGTCGTTGGAAATAATTTTAATAAAAAAATATATGACTGTAAAAATGAAGAACGTATAGTTTATGTGAAAGAATTATTTGAAAATGATAAATTAATCAAAAAATCTTCCCCATTGATGATTAAATTGCATAAAAAGAAAAAAGTAAAAAAGGGAAAAAAATTAAATACTTCTGAACCTCCTGAAATCCTGAATGGTTCTGATGCGTTTAATTAAATTCTTTGATTTTTCGTTTAAATTTATATATAAATATAAAAATATAGCAATATATTAATTTAAAATGTCCGATGATAAAATCACACAACTTATCGATACTATCATATATCAATATGATATTTATGGACAACGAAAGGATATGATTAAATCCCGATCAAAAGAGGAAATTCTTTCAGGAAATGATTTAAAAGAATTAAATAGAATGATTGATACAAGTACAATCGGTGATGTTAGTACTATTTTAGATTTAGTAAAAGATTTACATTATATAAATCCAAAAGTATTTTATAAATTTGTTCATATACAACGTTCTGATATTGGTGAATTTATTATAGAATATGGTAAATTAAATGGAATAAAAGATATATATGAAGATTTAATTTCTAAAAAACAAAAAACGATCATAATGAATGATAAAATCAATAGAATTAGATATAAATACAAAACAAAAAAATTAATGGCAGAAAGGGAGTATAGAAATATAATTAATGATTTAGATAAACAATCTCGTAAAGAAATTATAAATATATCACATAATCAAGAAGATGAAGTTGAATCATGGGCAGAATTAAAGATACATGCTAAATGTTTATCAAAAATTAAAGACCAAACATGGGAAAAAGATTGTGATTTTATAAAGAAAAAAATAAAGAATGAAAAATGGTTAAAAAAATGTAAATGTAATATTTGTTTTGATAATAAAAAAGATAACATGTTCAACTTAATTCAAAATAAATTTAAACATTTATCAATAAAAAATACAAATCCATTTCGTGATAATGAAAATAAATTAGTGTGTCAAAAATGTGATAAATATTTTAAAACAAATAGATCTTATATGCGCCATTTGAAAAAAAATGATTGTTCGATTATTAGACAAGTTATAATAGAATCACACTCAACAACTGATGAATCTGAAGATGAATGGGATGTTATTACTGAAAAAGAATATATTGAAATTTAAATTATATTGAGTGATTATTCACTAAATTAATGATAGTATTTAAATGAGTACGAGTTAATCTATAATAATTTTTATAATAATCATTTTCATTATTTAATCTTTCTACTTCATTATTACTAATACGCAAATCTCGTTTATATTGTTCTTTAGCATCTTTTTGTAATCGAATAATATTATCACTTATTTCTATTATTTCTCTTAATCTTCTAATACGATTATTTCGCAATCTGTCTATGTTTTCTAAAATTTGAATTCTATTATTCAAATTATTATTAATATTATTAGAATGAGTATTATCATTTTGTATAATATTTATTTGTTCTCTTAAACAAGTTACTAGATTAGAATTATTTCTATTTCTAATTGCATTTATACTATGTTCTAAACATAAAATACGTCTTCTTAAATTAATTGTATTTATTTCTCTATTTCTTCTATCAGAATCTCTTATTTGTCTTCTTAAAGATGTAATTTCATCTTGTAATAATAAGTTTTCATTTCTTAAATTAATATTTTCCTCTGATATTTCTAATATTTCATTTGTATAATTTGTATTTAAATTTCTCAAATTATTGTATCTTGTTGTAAAAATATTTAATATATTAGTCATATTATTATCAAAATTTCTTAATTCTTCAACAATTGTATTATTAAAAATTGTTGTATTTTCATCTAATTCTGGGTCTGATTCTAAACTAAAATCAACACCTATTTCTGAATCATTTTCACTTCCTTCATTATAAAGTTCATGACGACATACTGGGCAGGTTTGTCGTCTTTCTGTCCATTGGTTCAAACATCTTCTATGAAAACTATGATTACATTCAGTAATCATATCACATTCATTTTCATGACAAATAGAACAAACAGTAGCACTCATTAATATAAATATTCAAGATTTAAATATTTAAATATTTTAATTAAAAATTTTATATATACAAATATTATACAATAGTTATAATGAGTGAAAATAAAGGAATATATATTAATCCAAATAAATTACAATCACATCATAAAAATATGAACATTCTATATTTATTTACTAATAAAAGTAGCTGTAAAAGTAATATAAATTTATGGAAATTTATAGATGATCTGGAAGGAACTAATGAACACGGAAGATATCCTATGACTATAAGTTCTGCTGTTAATAAATTGCCGTTTATTCATCTTGCAAAATCAGATAAACTTAAAGGTGATGTTAAAAGTAAAGGAATAACTGCATTTCCATATATGTTTTTAGGAAATGAATCACAATACCCTAAAAATATGGCTAAACATAAGGTGATACAAAAATGTTCGGGATATAGATTAAAGCGTTCTGGTGAACATCAAAATTATTGGATTTTAGAACAAAATGAAAGAGATAATAAAGTAAATTGGGAAGCTCTTCCCCAAAAAGACCAAACTTGGGAACATCTAAATGACATAATAAATGAGAGATTAGAAAATCCAATACTCGACTATGCGAAAACCGCCGATAAGGAATTAGTTTTTGTAGTTGATATCACAAATGCAAAAATTGGAAGAGATACTCTTGCCGATTATCCTCCTGACACTGTTATAATAGGTGATATAGTTACTCTTTCATTAGGAACTACAGCTTACACAGCAAGAAATCCAGTCACAAAAACTGTTAGTGCGTGGCCACAAGATCCAAGCACTCGTGCTGATATCGAAATTCCAACAAATTCTAGATTATGGGTTAAGGGTGCTTTATATACCGATACAGATGAAGTATATTTTAAAGCGGGTACACCTAAAGAAATTACAGATAAAATAGCCGCTTTGGATGCCCAATTAGTCATAGATTTAGCAGCAGCACCTAACGCAGCAGAAAGAACTAGACTTAATAATGAACATGTAACCAGAAGAGATGACTTATTAAGGGACGCTCCAGCAAATGGATTTTATTTATGGACAGGAGCAGCACAGCATGGCGGGGGTTCTCGAAGAAAAAGTATTCGAAAACATAGAGGGATTCACCAAACTGGTGGTAAGGCTGGTAAATTAAAAAAAGGTTATAAATATTCTGGTAAAACATTAAAAAATGGAAAACCACAAATTATTAAAGTCAAAAGAAATTAATTACCAAAGATGAATTAATTTTTCTATTTTGATTCCTGCTTTTGAAAATTCTTGAGTTGATAATTCTTGAGATTTTTCACTTGCATATAGTAAAATAACTTTTTCGGGATTGACAAATTCTTTTATTAAAAGAGATACTCCTCTATAATCCCGACTATCTTTTCGTATTCCTGTGATTGGTCTACCATATTTTTTATTAATAATAGCACCACCAACACCCGAACCCCTTCCATCATCATAAAAGTGAATTATCATCCCAGAACCATGACTAATCATCATTTGGATTGATTTTTTATATTTATCTCTATTTTCCCGATCTAATCTTGGGAAACGATCAAATAACGATTCAGAATGAATTCTTACTATCGGATTTATTTTACAATCTCCATATTGTAAAATAAGAACGTCTTTATGAGTAGAAATATCAAAAAAACAATTCATTTTTAACCAATATGGTTTACAAAGCAAACTAGGAAATTCTTCTATTAATTTATCAGTTGCTTTGATTAAAAATTTACCCCCTGGAAGTTTTGTATGAGAAATATCACAATTAACTTCCATATTGATAGAATTTCTTAAATTGGTAAAACGTTCTTCTGATAAAAGGATTTTATTATTAATTGGTTTTATAGGTAAATAATAAGAAGCTATATGAATAAATCTTTTACATTTTTCTAAATGATATGGTGTAAATGGTTTACATTTTTCTAAATCCAATTCATATTTCTGTTGTTTTATTCTTGCTTCATATAATACATGACCGGTTTGTGCTTTCGATATTAAATAATCTTGATTAAAAGGATTTGGTTTAAATTCAATTGCTTCTGTTTTTATAATTTCAAATCCTAAATCGGTTAATCCATTAATTTTATCAGGATTATTTGTCATTAAAATAAATTTTGGTTTTATTCCTAATATATGACAAATATCCTTGACACTTGTATAATCTCTATAATCTCTTTTCATACCTAACATATCATATGCATCAAATGTTGTGATTTTGTCTTCTTTATACTGAACATGCATACATGCTCTAGATTTACCAACATAACCACAACCTCTTCCTTCTTGTATTAAATAAAATAATATTCCATTACCTTTTTCGCTTATTTTTTTAAAAGCACCATATAATTGCTGAACACAAT